GCCGTACACCATGTGGAAGTATTCCTACGCATGCCCCGGTGACATGATGACCGCCGTGGCTGTGCTTCCGCCAGACGCGGAGAACGACTACTCCGTCCGCGCATACCCCGCCGACCGCTACGGCTTTGGATGGACGAACCCGCCCATCACGACCGCCGGCGTGTATGTGCCGCAGGAATACGTGATTGAGACGGACACGCTCGGGAACAAGGTCATCTACACGAATCAAGAGAATGCGCTCTTGCGATATCAGGCGCTCGTGAGCGACTCCACCAAGTTCGACCCACTGTTCACCATCGCGCTGTCGTGGCAGCTCGCATCTTTCCTTGCTGGCCCGGTCGTGAAGGGCGAGGAGGGTGCGCGTCAGGGGCAGCGATGCCTCCAGATGGTCGCGATCTACCTTGGACAGGCCCGCATGTCGGACGCCAACCAGCGCGACGTGAAGCCCGGTCACATTACCTCTTGGATCTCTGGACGCTGATATGGCGCTGACCCGCACGTACACACGGTCCTTCGCGGGCGGCGAGGTTTCGCCCGAGATGTGGGGGCGGATCGATGACGTGAAGTTCCAGACGGGCGCAGCGAAGTTGCTCAACTTCATCGCGCTCCCGCAGGGTCCGGCAGAGAACCGCCCCGGCACGGCGTTCGTGCGCGAGGTCAAGGACAGCACGAAGCGGACGCGCCTGCTTCCGTTCACGTTCAGCACCACGCAGACGATGGTGCTCGAGCTCGGCGCTGGCTACTTCCGGTTCCACACGCAGGGTGCGACGCTCGGGCCGGGGACGCCTGCCGCATACAACGGAGCGACCGCCTATATGGTGGGCGACTTGGTGTCCTCTGGCGGCGTGAACTACTACTGCATCGCGGCGACCACGGGCAACGCGCCGCCGAACGCGACGTACTGGTACGCGCTGCCGGCGGGGATCTACGAGATCCCGAACCCATACGCCGAAGCCGACCTGTTCGACATCCACTACGTGCAGTCTGCCGACGTGCTGACGCTCGTCCACCCGAACTACGCGCCGCGTGAGCTGCGCCGCCTTGGTGCGACCACGTGGACGCTCACGACGATCACCTTCGGAGCGAACATCGCCACGCCTGGAACGCCGACCGTGACCGCGACGCGAGGGCAGGGATACAACATCACTTCGGTGGACATTGCGCAGGATCGCATCACGCTTGCGTCGAACGTGCAGAACCTGACAATCGCAGAGGGAGATTCGATCTATATCTCCGGCGTGGTTGGCAACACCACGTTCCAGAATCTGGTGAACGACAAGTTCTTCATCATTGCCGATTTCCACACGAACTCGACGTTCTCGATTCTCAACTACCAGACGCACGTCCAGATTGATTTCTCTGGCGGCACCTATACGAGCGGCGGTCTGGTGCAGGGGATGGAGCAGACCGAGAGCATCACGAACTACTACGTGGTGACGGCGATCACGTCCAACGGGATCGACGAGACGCCGCCGTCCGCGGCCGGAAGCGTGTCGAACAACCTCGCAGTGGTCGGCGCGTACAACACGATCTCGTGGTCGGCCGTATCCGGCGCGAGCCGATACAACGTCTACAAGCGACAGAGCGGCTTGTACGGGTTCATCGGCCAGACCGAGGCTACGTCGTTCGTTGACAACAACATCGCGCCAGACATGGGAATCACGCCGCCCGTGACCGAGACGGTGTTCGCGTCAAGCGGGAACTACCCAGGCGCGGTCAGTTACTTCGAGCAGCGACGCGTGTTCGCCGGCACGACCAACGCGCCGCAGACGATGTGGATGACGCGCACCGGGACCGAGAGCGACATGTCCTACCACATCCCGTTGCAGGACACCGACCGGATCAACTTCCGCGTCGCCGCACGGGAAGCCAACACGATCCGCCACCTTGTCCCGTTGACGCAGCTGCTCGCGCTGACGAGCGCCGCCGAGTGGCGCGTCAGCCCGGTGAACAGCGACGTGATCTCGCCGACCACCATCTCGGTGCGTCCGCAGTCATATGTCGGTGCAAACAACGTGCAGCCATCCATCGTGAACAACACGGTGGTGTACTGCTCTGCCAGAGACGGCCATGTGCGCGAGCTTGGCTATTCCTGGCAGGCGAGCGGATTCGTGACTGGCGATCTGTCGATCAGAGCCACGCACCTGTTCGACAATTTCGACATCACGGACATGTGCTACAGCAAGGCTCCGCAGCCGCTGCTCTGGTTCATCTCGAGCACGGGCAGCATGCTCGGGCTGACGTACATCCCCGAGCAGCAGATCGGCGCATGGCACCAGCACGAAACGGACGGCGACTTTGAGTCGTGCGCGGCCGTGGCCGAGGGTGCCGAGGACCGCCTGTATGTCATCGTGAAGCGGACTATCGGTGGCAACACGAAGCGATACGTGGAGCGGTTCGCAAGCCGGCAGGTCGGCGAGTTGAAGGACTGCTTCTTTGTGGACAGCGGCCTGACCTACAACGGCACGAACACGACTGCCACCACGGTCACGGTGACGGGCGGCACGACCTGGGGTCCGGCCGACGTGCTGACGATTACGGCGAGCAGCGCCATCTTCCAGTTCCCGGCGACCACCGACGTGGGCGACGCCATCGTCCTGACCGATGCCAACGGAAACACCTATCGCCTGACGATCCTGTCCACGACCTCCACGACGGTCGCTACGGCCCGAACGGACCTCATCCTGCCTGTGGCCCTGCGCGGGGTGGCGACGGCTGTGTGGGCATTTGCACGCGATACGGTGGCCGGCCTGACGCACCTCGAGGGCAAGACGGTCAGCATCCTTGCTGACGGAGCGGTCATGCCGCAGGTCACGGTGACGGGTGGGGTGGCCGTGTTGCAGCGGCCGTCCGTGGTCGTGCATGTCGGTCTGCCCTACGTCAGCGACCTTGAGACGCTGCCGATGGCGCTCCAGATGGAGGCATTCGGGCAGGGCCGCGCCAAGAACGTCAATGAGGCATTCCTGCGCGTATATCGCTCAAGTGGAATATTCGTCGGCCCTGACGCCGACAATCTCGTCGAGGCCAAGCAGCGCACCACGGAGCCATACGGCTCGCCGCCTGGGCTCAAGACGGACGAGATCGGCGTGAAGCTCACGCCCACGTGGCGGCAGGCGGGGCGCGTCTACGTGCGGCAGTCGGACCCGCTCCCGCTGACCATCGTTGGGCTGACCCTTGAAGTGAGCATCGGAGGCTGACATGGCAGTCGTACAGGTACCGTTCTCCTCAAGCCCGACTGGCCCGACGCTGATGACCGGGCAGTCGTACGCCATCAGTGGGCCCGGACCTGGCCCCGGGTTCGCATCGCAGTTCGCCAGTGCCATGACGGTCGCCGGCCCCATCGCGGGGATCTTCGGTTCGATCACGGGCGCCATCGGCTCGTTCTATGCAGCGCAGAGCCAGCAGAACCAGCTCAAGATGCAGGCCCAGAACCAGCGGTTCGCGGCCGAGATGGGGCGGATCAACCAACGTGCCGCCGAATTCACGGCTGGACAGATCGGCCGCGAGGGCGCAGCGCGGTTCGGGCAGTACTCCATGCGGGCGGGGCAGGCGCGTGCAAGCGCACAGGCCGCACTCGCTTCCCGTGGTGCCGTCCTCGGCGCAGGCAGCGCAAAGGAGATCATCGGCAGCATGGATCTCGTCAAGGAGATCGACCGCCTGAACATCAACGCCGCTACCGTGCGCGAGCAGGAGGCGGCCCGCCTGCGGGCGTTCAACATCGGGGTCGGTGCCACGATGGCCGACATCTCCGCGCAGAACCTACAGGCGACCGCCGGCACGATCTACCCCGGCCTCGCGCTCGGGACGAGCCTCCTCGGCAGCGCCACCGACATTGCCACCACCTGGGCCCGCAACCGCCGCATCGAGGAGCTGCTCGAGGGCGTGTCCACGCAGAGGATCTGACCCATGCCGACCGTACCGACCACCTTCGTCCCGCAGGTCGCCCCGCAGGGGGGCGGCGACATCGGCGACTTCGCAGCCCCCGGCATCGCGCCTGCGGAGAACCTCGCGGGGCCACAGGTCGCACGGTTTGGTCAGCAGCTCACCCAGACGGGCATGGCAGCCTTCCGGCTCGGCTCGGCGATCCAAGACGGCATCGACGAGGCCAAGACCAAAGAAGCCGACGTAGCGGCCGGCAGGGGCATGCAGGCCGTGACTGATAAGTACATGGCGATGATCGGCAAGGACGCCGAGGTGAACTACGACGCCATGCAGGCTGAGCTGTCGCAGGCAGGGCAGTCGGCGATGGGGATGCTCGACAACGACGTGCAGCGGCGGATGCTCTCCCCGATCCTCGCCCGGAACATGGGGATCTTCCAGAGCCGCATGGGTCAGCACCGCGTCCAGCAGCTTCGCGTCTACCAGACGAACGAGTCCACGGCCCGCGCCGAGTTGAGCGCAGACTACGCGATCCAGGCGTACTCGCAGCGCAGCCTCAAGGACGCCGAGGGACGCCCGGTTGGGCTCATCAACTACGCTGCCAACGCAGACACGGCCATCGCCGAGATCCGCAAGGCCGGCGAGCTCATGGGATACGCGCCTGACTCGGCGCAGATGAAGCAGCTCGAGCAGAAGGTCTACGACCGGATGGCGGTCGGGATCGTCAATGGGCTGATGGCCGAGAAGGAGTACGCGCAGGCGAGCGAGTTCCTGTCCGACTCTGCAACCGTCGAGAGCCTTGACGCCAAGACGCGGCAGGCGCTCGCGGATTCCGTTGATGCAAACCGTCAGCGGTCGGTGGTTGGCGAACTGGCATCAAGCATCAAGAACATGGGGCTTCTGGTGTCCAAGAGCGACCCGGAAACCTACTGGCAGCAGAAGGATGGCCCGGTCGAACCTCCGACCACGTTGCGCGATGCGCTTGTGCTATCTGAACAGATCAAGGACGATCAGACTCGCAAGTTTGTCCAGGCCGAATTGCGGACGCAGTTCGCGCAGGAAGATGCACTGATTGAACAGGAAAACCGCATTCTGATTGACAATGTTGAGCAGTTCCTCGCGGTGCCAGGAAACACGCTCGCCGATCTTTCGCCCGAGCAGTTCGGCCGGCTCCGGCCCGTTGACCGCGCCAAGTACATGGCAGGCCAGCGGCAGCAGGACGAGATGACGGTCATGGAGCAGATTGCACGCAACCCGTCGCTCGTGGCCGAGGGCGACTGGCTTGAGCGTAACCGCAACAAGATGACGCACGCGACCTTCGTCAAGTTGATGTCGGAGCGCACGAAGCCCGACCGCATCGTGGCCGCGACCATCGACGCCGACCAGCTCGAGGCTACGCTGGCGCGGAACGGGTTCACCAAGATCGCCAATCCGCCGCGTGGTGACGAAGCGGCCGCGGCACAGTCGCTCTACATGCGCGATAACGTCAAGACGCTTATCAACGCAGAGCAGGAGCGCATCGGGCGTCAGCTCTCGCGTGACGAGAAGCAGCGGATCATCGACCGCACCGTTCTCGACAAGGTGTTCGTCAGCCGCTGGGGATGGGACCCAGAAGTGCCGTTTGCGTCGATGGCTCCTGGCGAACTTGAGCAGGCATACGTCACCGTTGACAAGCAGGACGTGATGCTCCGCGACATCCCGCCGGCACGCATGACGCAGATCCGCACCGCGCTTGAGCGATCCGGGCTCCCGACCGACATCCGCAACATCGCGGAGGCTTGGCTCCGCGCAGGCAAGCCTCAATGATCGAACCAGATATCAACGAGCAGATGGCGCGTTTCGCACCCTCGCAGAACCCCGCTGACCAGGGGTTCGATGCCATCGAGAAGGCCGTGGCTGGGATGTCAGGCGTCCCGATGCCGAAGCCCGAGCCCGTGGACATGGACATCGACCGTGCCGTGCAGGACATCGCGGCGCAGCGCCGTCAGGACATGGCGTCCTCGCTCATGGCCGCGTCCGAGGTGAATCCAGACGAGGCGGCGCAGGCTGACGCGCTCGGCAGGCGATTCGGAGTAGGGCAGGACATCGCGCTGCGGAACATGTCCGAGATGCGCCGGCAGGCGATGATCCAAGACACGGAGCGCATGGACCTGCTGCGGAAAGACCCGGTCCTCGCCCGCTACATCGCCGACCGTGAGTTCGCAGCGCAGGCGAGCGACGATGTCGGCGTTCTCTCCATGCTTCGGCCAATGGTGCTCGAGGCAGCGACTCTCCAAACCCCGGGCGGATTCTTCCGCGTGGTCGGTCGAGGATATGAGCGCGGGCAGATCGTGTCAGAGCGCGGAGACATCGGTGCGAAGGCAATGGCCGGGTTCGCCGAGCAGGGCGACTTCGACCGTGCAAAGCAGTTGCAGGAGCGCATGCAGCAACTCGGGCAGCAGGGTTTACTCGGGGCAGCCGCCGAGATGATCGCACAGAACGTCAGCCAGCTCCGAACCATCGGCACGACGGCCGCCGGCGGCGCTGCGCTTGGCAGCATTGCAGGGCCTGTTGGAACCGTGACGGGCGGCACGCTCGGCGCGGCTGCGGGCATCGTGATCGGGACGGGCACGATGGAGGCCGGAAACCTGTACCTCGACATGCGCGATCAGGGCGTATCCGATGACGCGGCCATCCCGGCAGCCATCGCCGGAGGGTTCTTGAACGGCGTGATCGAAGTGGTCGGGATGAAGATCGCATCCGCCCCGTTCAAGGCGCTTGCATCCAAGGTCATCCGCGAGGAGGTGTCCAAGGCCATCGCGCAGCCGACCATGCGCTCGGCACTCATTGCCGCTGGCAAGGCGTATGGGCTTCAGGTTGGAGGAGAGGCGGCCGAGGAAGGGTTGCAGGAGATCGTTGCCATCGCGTCCGAGGAGATCGCCAAGGCGGCGGATGGCATCGACAGCGAGACGAGCCTGCGCGAGGCGACGGGCCGCGTCATCGAGGCATTCGCCTACGGAGGCATGGCATCTGCCCTGCTCGGTGGCATCGGCCCCGGCGCGAACCTCGTTGTGGACTTGCGCCGCGCCAACGCTACGCAGCGGCAGCAGGCGTTCTTCGACGGCCTCGTCGAAAACCGCAAGGAAAGCAAGCTTGCCCAGCGCAACCCGCAGGGATACGAGCGTTTCCTTGCCGCACAGGCCAAGGACACGCCGGCAGAGACGATCTACGTGGACGCCGCCACCGCACGCGACATCCTCGCGCAGAGCGGCACCACGACGGCGCAGCTTGAGGACATCCTCCCTGGCATCCGCGAGCGGCTCGAGAAGGCCGTGGAGACGGGAGGCGACGTGACGATCCCGACTTCGCAGTTCGGGGCGAGGCTCGCCAACACGGAACTCGGGAACGCGCTGCTGCCGCACATGCGCTTGTCGCCGGAGGCCATGAGCGCGACCGAGGCGCAGGCGTTTGAGGCGCAGCGTCAAGCCGTGGTGGAGGAGGCTCGAACGATCCTCGCCACGAAGCAGGAGGCCGACGCTGCGTTCGTCGCCGAAGCGCAGCAGGTTGAGGACGAGGCGTTTGAGCAGGTCCGTCCAGTTCTTGATGCCATCAATATCGAAAAGGACATTGACAAGGACATGGCGGCGCGGACGATTGCCAAGCTGCGCCAGGCAATGGTGGTCGTGGACGCCGCCGAGGCCGGTATGACGCCTGCGCAGTACCAGCGCGAGCGCGGCGTGCCGTTGCAGGTGCGCGGCGTGCAGGGCGAGGTTGGTGCGACGCTAGAGCAAAAATCACCACAGCAATATCCAGCACTCTCCAAAGCGTGGAATAAATACAACAGCGGAGAAACATTCCAAACCGCTGGAGATTTGGCGAACACAATTGAACGTTTGGAAGATGCAGGTAAGCGGATTCCGCAGACAGTTCTTGATGCACTTCAGAACTTCCGTACTGCTCAACGTGAAGAAAAGGAAATTTACGGAGAGCGTGGCGGAACCGAGGATGAGGCAGGAAATGCGTTGGAAATTGCGGTGCAGAATGCCGCAGAACAACTGCGAGAAGTTGAACCGCCAGCCGCGCCGCTTGAGCAGGCGGCGATGTTTGAGCAGGCTCCCGTCAGCCCTGGCTTCTACTCGGCGCTCGCCAAGGCGGTCGATGCCATCGACGCCAAGAGCATCGCGCCGTCCGGGTGGAAGGAGCGGATCAAGGGGCTCGTCAACAAGGGCGAGGTCAAGCAGGACGAGGTGGACTGGAGCGGCCTGACGGACTGGCTCGACATGCAGGAGGGCAAGGTCACGAAGGAGGCGGTGGCCGAATTCCTCAAGAACAACGGCGTCCGCGTGGAGCGCGTGCAGCTTGGTGGTATTGCGCCCGGAATGGCGGGCGATACAGAGGAGATTTTCAATGAGTTTTCGCTTGCCGAAAAGGAACTACAAAACGCGCAAGAGGCACAGCGAGTTGCGTATGAAAGCGAAGATACAGATGCAATGGATGCTGCCGATGATCGACTTGATCGGGCTGGACGCAGAGTTGCCCAACTATCTACGCAAATCAGGAAATCAGAACGTACTGATGAAACTCGGTTTCGTACAAAAGCACTCCCTGGCGGCACGAACTACCGCGAGGTGCTGATTACGCTGCCAACCGAAGATCGTTTGCCAATTGGATATTCCGTTGTGCAACAGGAAGGCGTTTGGAAAGTTGCTGACAATTCTGGAAGAATTGTCATGGGCGATGTCTTATATGGCACGACAAGGGAAATTGCAACAAGAAATGCAATTGCGTATCTGAAAGCAGGGCAACTTGCGCCGGAGTTCATCTCAAGTCATTGGGATCAGCCGAACGTCCTCGTCCACTTCCGCCTGAACGACCGCGTCGATGCGGATGGGAAGCGCGTGCTGTTCGTCGAGGAGATTCAGAGCGACTGGGGACAGCAGGGTAGAAAGGTCGGCTTTGTGCCAACTGCTACGCGCCGTCAGGAAATCATTGACGAATACAACGCAGCAAAGGCAGAACTGGCAGCAGCCACGCCTGGTAGCGATGAGCAGGCGTCCGCATATGAGCGAGTTGATCTCGCAGAGCAGGCATACAACAAGGAAATCAACGACGCATCAATTCCCCGCGCCCCGTTCGTCGAAACCACGGACGGTTGGCTGAACCTCGGCCTAAAGCACATCCTGCTTGAGGCTACGCAGGGCAACTATGACCGCGTGGCGTTCGTCAACGGCAACCAGAGCGCGGATCGCTACGACTTGAGTAAGAGAGTCAGTGAAATCAATTACAACAAGAATCTAGACGGAACGTTCAATTTTCAGGTCAATTTTCTTGAGGACCAGACGGACGAGTTCGATCGAGACAACGCAACCCTTGCTGATGTTGAGCAGATGTTTGGCAAGGATGTTGCGAAGGCAATGAACGCAGCAAAACCAAAAGATGTCAGTCGGGCCAAGACGCAGGAAAAGATGTTCCCGCGAACGATTGATAACGAAGGACTCAAGGTTGGCAACAGAGGGATGCTGGAGTTCTACGACAACATCGTCCCGGCTGCGGTCAACAAGTTGCTCAAGAAGTACGGCGGCGGGAAGCTCGGCAATGTCGTGCTTCCAAACATGCGACAGCAGGAAATGGAAGCCGATGCGGAACGCATGGGCATGAATGTCGCGGATGTTCTTGATTTGGCTGACAATGCTGAATATGCACAAGCGCAACCCGGTTTCGACATCACGTCGGAACTGCTCAAGAAGCTGGAGTCCGGCCTACCGCTGTTCCAGGCTATGCCGTCTCCCGGCCCAGCCCGCGGCGGCATCGACCCGCGAACCCTGAACGTATTCGTCGGCAAGGGCGGTGACGTATCGACGCTCATCCACGAGCTGATCCACCTCCGCATCGGCGAGTACCTCCGCATGGCGAGAAGCGCCACGCCGCCAACGCGGGTGGCCGCCGACCTCGACATCCTGTTCGATTTCATGGGCGTGAAGGGCGACACGTTCCAGGAGCGCCTTGACAACTACGAGACGATGCCGCTCGAGCAGCGCAGGCCGCTCGAGGAGAAGGTCACCTACAACGCGGAGATATACGTCTACGAGGGCAAGGCTCCGAGCGTGGAGCTGCGCGGCGTGTTCGAGCGCCTGTCGGCGTGGATGCGCCGCGTTTACACGTCGATTCGCGACGACCTGAACGAGCTCTACCGCAGCAAGTTTGGCACCGACCTCCCGATACTCACGTCAGAGGTCCGTGCCGTGTTCGACCGCATGCTCGCCTCCGAGGAACAGATCAGGCGTCAGGAAGCCATCAACGGCATGAAGGGTCTGTTCCAGACACGCGAAGAAGCATTTGCATCTGGCATGGACGATGCTCAGTGGGCCGCGTTCCAGGCCATGCAGCAGGAGGCTACGGACGCCGCCGTCACCGACCTGAACACCGCCAGCATGCGACAGGTGCAGTGGCTCGGGAACGCCCGCGCCCGCATCCTGCGCGACCTCCAGAAGAAGCACGACGCCAAGCGCAAGGAGGTCACCGCCGAGGTGGCCGCCGCCGTCAAGGTGGAGCCCGTGTACCGGGCTATGACCTACCTGCGCTACGGTCGTTTCGTGGACACGGACGGGGCCGAGGTTGAGGTGGAGGGAACTCACCGCCTGGACATTGAGAAGGTCCGCGCCATGTATGCCAGCCTTCCGTCTGCCGAGGGCGTGGAACTGATCCGTGCCACGGGTATGGCCGTGCCAGCGAACGTGCGCCCGGACATCACGCCGCTCGGGACGGGCAAGTACGGGATGCTCGGCCGCGACGGGCTCGACCCGGACATGGTGGCCGAGATGTTCGGGTACAGCAGCGGTGACGAGATGGTCCGCGCCCTGCTCGCTGCCAAGCCCATGAAGGAGGCCGTGGTCGAGCGCACCGATGCTGAGATGTTGCGGCGGTTCGGTGACATGAACACACCAGCTGCTCTTGAAACTGAGGTGCAAAAGGCGCTTCACAACGAGGCCCGCGCCCGTATGGTCGCAGTGCAGCTGCGGTTCGTGTCCAAGGCGCAGACGCCCGTGCGCGTGATGCTGGAGGCCGCCAAGCAGGTAGCCGCCGACATGATCTCGGACACGACGATCCGCAATCTGCGACCGAACGACTTCGTGGCTGCCGAGGCGCGGGCGGCCAGGGATTCCGAGTACCTCGTCAAGTACGAGGCGCAGCCGCGCATCCGCGGCCGTGCCGAATACGACCGCGTCCGTCTCGCGGCGCTCGCCGCCGGAAGCACGGAGGAGGACGCCAGTATCGCCGCCACGGCGGCGCAGGAGGCGTTCATTGCGGCGCAGACGGAGGCTCGGTCGCAGGAGTTCCGCGAGCGGTTCGGGCCGACCACGCCGCAGGAAGCACTGATCCGAGCCCAGCGTGCGCAGCTCTACCAGAACCAACTTGCGGCCGAGGCGCTGCGTGTGAAGGAGTACGTGGACAAGCAGGTCAAGTACCTGCGGCGCGTCCTGCGCGACGAGAACGTCAAGCGCATGGGGGCGGATGCTGCGGATCAGGTTCGCGCCATCCTCGACAACTACTCGCTCGTCTCGATAACCCGCGCACAGCGTGAGCAGGTCGCCGATCTCCGAAACTGGATCGCCAATGCGGAGGCCGATGGAACCCTGCTTGACATTGATCCTGCGCTCGCCGATTCGGCGCGACGGAGAAACTACACGGAACTGACGGTCGCGCAATTCCGCGATCTGGTGGATTCCGTGAAGCTGATCGAGTACCGGGGCAAGAACGAGCGCAACATCTACCTCGCCGGACAGAAGTTGATATTCGAGGAAATGCGCGACGGAGTGGTCGCAAGCATGACCGAGGTCGCCGAGAAGAAGGGCCGCAAGGTCCGCAAGGAACTGGGCGACGAAGACAGGAAGTGGATGAACAACATCGCTTCCTACGATGCCAGCCAGCAGACAATCGGCAACATCATCTACGTCCTCGACGGCGGGAAACGAGACGGTCCGCTTGCAATGGCCCTGCTCATGCCTGCCAACGATGCCGGCAACCAGGAGGCAAGGGATCGCGCCGTCATCTCCGAGAAGGTGAACGACATCGTCGGTCCGCTGGCGAAGAAGGGCCAGTTCGCAGCTCCGAAGATGTACTTCCGGCACATCGACGAATCGCTGTCGCTCGAGCAGCGCATGGTAATCGCGCTCAACTACGGCAACCAGAGCAACATCGACCGCCTTCTGACCGGCGAGCAGTGGACCGCTGACCAGGCCAGCGTCATTATCGAAAGCCTGACGGAAGAACAGCTCAATGCCGTTCAAGCCATCTGGGATGTCATGTCATCCTTCCGTGATCGCGTTGCCGAGAAGTCGCGCCGCCTGACCGGGAAGGAGCCGAGGTGGCTGGAACCGCTTCCGATGAGCGTCACCTCCGCAGACGGCAAGATCGTCCAGCTTCGCGGCGGGTACTACCCGGCCAAGTACAACCCGCGCCGCTCGGTCGGTGCTCGGGAATCGGATGTTGCGGCGGATGCGGAACGTCTCCAGCGCGAGGCGTATACCGCGACCACCACAAGCCGCAGCTTCGAGAAGAACAGGTCCGACAGGCCACCGGTCGGACAGGTGCTATCGCGCCAGTTCGTCGGCATGTACGCAGGACTGAACGAGGTGATCCACGACCTTGCTTGGCACGATTTTGCGATCTCCGCGAACCGGCTGCTGCGCGACAGGGAGTTCCAGCGCGTCATCAAGGAGCGATACGGCCTGGAGACGTACAACTCAATCAAGGACTGGGTTGATGTCGTTGTTGCCGGCGACAGAACGAAGTACGACTCGTTTGAGAAGCTCGCGATCTTCGCACGACAGAACGTGAGCGTAGCCGCAATGGGACTCAAGACGATGACTGCGGCGGTGCAGCCAACTGGCATCTTCCCGGCAATGACCCGCGTCGGGATCGGGCCGATGGTCCGTGCCGTTACGGATTTCGCCTACAGCCCGGTCGATACGTCGCGCAACGTGTTGTCGCGCTCCTTGTTCATGCAGGAACGTGGCCGGACGCGGTTCCGCGACCTGAACGAGATTGCAAACATTGTGCGGGATCAATCACGGATTCAGCGCATCCGTCGCGGATATATCTCGTCCGCATATGTTCTTGCGTCCTTCAGCCAGGGATTGGTCGATACCTCCGTATGGATGGCCGCGTACAGCAATGCCATCAAGGCCGGCAAGTCGGAGAAGGTTGCCGTGTTCATTGCCGAACAGACGGTCATCGACACGCAGGGCAGCGGTCGTATTCAGGACTTGAGCAGCGCAATGCGCGGAGGCAAGAAGCAGAGCGCCTACGCCAAGCTGTTCACGCCGTTCTACCAGTACTCCAACACCATGTACTCCCTGTTTGGGGCGCAGATGCGGACGGCACCGAGTTACGGCAAGGCCGCCAAGGACGCATTCCTGATCCTGACGGTTGGAGCCATCGTGGAGGAATTGATCCGCAATGCCTTGATGCCGTCGCCGGAAGACGAGGAACCGGAAGACCTTATCAGGAAGCTGGCCGAAAACCAGATTGATTTCGTGGTCGGACTGCCGCTCGGAATCAGGGAGTTCCGTGGAGCAGGATCGCTGATCGTCGGAACCAAAGATGGCGTCCAGGCCTATCGAGGCCCGTCCGGCCTTCGGATCGTGACGGACGCCACCCAGGCGGTGGTGCAGGCACGGCAGGGAGAGTTCGATGCTGCGTTCCGGCGCTCGATGATCAATCTGTTCGGAACGACAGTCGGCATCCCGTCCGCACAGATCAATGCCACCATTGACGGTATCGAAGCCGTGTCCGAAGGCGAGGTCGAAGGGCCGTCCGCCGTGCTCGCGCCGCTGACTGGCGTGCAGCGTTAGTACCCGTAACCGTACCCGTGATCCGTAGCCTCCGATACGCCGAGGAACACCCGAGATGACGATTAGCAGCACTACCCGCATCGCTGGCCCGTTCTTGAGCGGCACCGCGTTGCCCTTTACGTTCAAGGTGTTCGCCGCCGCCGACCTCGAGGTCGTGCGCCTGAACACTTCAACGGGCGTTGAAACGTCGCTTGTTCTTGGCAGCGACTATACAGTCGCGTTGAACGGCAACCAGAACACGAACCCTGGCGGCACGGTGAACCTGACGGTGGCCGCCTCGGCGACGAGCACGGTCACGATCACGTCGGACATCGCCAACCTCCAGCCGACCGACCTGACGAACCAGGGCGGGTTCTACCCCGAGGTCATCACGGACGCGCTGGACCGGGCCACGATCCAGATCCAGCAGATGTCCGAAGACGTTGGCCGCAGCCTGAAGGGGCCGATCTCGGACGGCAACCTGAACATGGAGCTCCCGGCCGCCTCGGTGCGCGCCAACACATTCCTTGCTTTCGACGCCAACGGCGTTCCAACCGTGCAGGCCGCGAGCTCAAGCGCGTCCCCGACCTCAATCACCCGCCAGGTCTTCAGCGGTACAGGGTCGCAGACGGTGTTCACGCTGGCAAGCGACCCGGGCGGCGCAGGCAACTCGGCTCAAGTCTTCATCGGCGGCGTGTACCAGCAGCGCAACACGTACACGATCTCTGGTTCCACGCTGACCTTCAGCCAAGCACCCGTAGCCAGCACAAACAACATTGAGTTCGTGAACTTCCTGATCGGCAGCGGCTCAAACGGCGTCGGCATTGTGACGCTGACCGGGGATGTGACGGGATCGGGGACGGGCACGGTGCCGGCGACCGTGGCGGCCAACGCCGTCACCTTCGCCAAGATGCAGCAGATTGCGACCGACCGCCTTCTTGGCCGCGACAGCCTGCTTACTGGCAACGCCGAGGAACTCACAGTCGGCGGCGGCATCGAGTTCACCGGGTCGGGCGGCATCCAGACAAGCGCGTTCACGGGGAACGTGACCAAGGCCGCAGGCGGCACCGCGCTGACCATCGCCAATGCGGTGGTCGCGCCTGCCATGCTCACGACCGGGGGGCCGTCCTGGACGTCGGGCGGGGACGTCACGGTGACTGGCGACCTGACCGTGACGGGCAACGACATCAAGTCGAGCACGGCGACCGCCATCACGATGTCGGGCGCTGACGTCTTGATGCAGGGGAACACCACGTTCAAGAACATCACGGACGGCGTGGTCGCCATCGGCACGGTCGGGGCGGCGCACACGTTCGACCTGACCAACGGCACGCTCCAGACGGCCACGCTGACTTCGGCCACGGCGGCCACGTTCACGATGCCGACCGCGACCGCAGGCAAGCGGTTTACGCTCCTCATCAAGCAACCTGCATCCGGCAGCACGACCACCGCCACGTTCACCGGGGTCAAGTGGCCCGCCGGCACCGGGCCGACGATCACGGCCACTCTTGGCCGCCTTGACATCATCAACTTCGTCGCGGACGGGACGAACTGGTACGGCACCTTCAGCCAGAACTTCACGCCATGAGCGCTCCTGTAATCACTACTGAACGAGTACGAAGCCTTTTGGCCTATGACCCGCAGACCGGGCTGATTACATGGCGCGCCAGTCGCCGTGGAATTGCTGCTGGGTCGGTGGCCGGAACACGCACTAGTCATGGATATGTGCAGATTTCAGTAGATGGTCGTTTCTATCGCGCACACCGTTTGGCTTGGCTCATTGTTCATGGATCATTTCCTGACGGCGAAATTGATCACATCAACAGAAACCCAAGCGACAACCGTCTTGTCAATCTTCGGGTAGTTACCAGAACTGTGAATTTGCACAATTGCGGAACGCGATGCGACAACAAGTCTGGATTGACTGGTGTGTCGTGGAGCCGGGATCGCCGCAAATGGGTTGCGCAAATCCAGGTCAATGGCGCAACCAAATATCTTGGCCGTTTTGTTACCGCTGAAGCTGCTAGGTCTGCATATCTTGCCGCAAAAACCCCTTTTCTTCCACAACCATGATGACCAAGCCAACCTCTGAACAGGTCACCTTCCTCGCCGCCGGTACCGGCGCGACCCAGCGCACTGCGCTCGACAAGCTCCGCGATGTCGTGAGCGTAAAGGACTTCGGGGCCATCGGAAACGGCGTGGCGGATGACACCGCCGCGATCAATGCCGCGATTGCAGCATTGCCAGCGAATGGCGGACGGGTTCTTTTCCCGAGCATCGGGCCATACAAGTGCAACCTGCTCATCAAAAGGAACAACATCACGCTTGAGGGCGTCACTGGAGCAGGCGGCACCAACGACACAATGGGCCGCGTTGTCGGGCTGATTCCTGCCGACATCACGCAGCCTGTCCTCCAGGTTGGCGACGATACCGGGTATGTGGCCGGATTCCAGGCAATCAACCTGAATCTGTGGAGAGGTGTAGGCGGCCAATACGGCTTGCGGTTGCACGGCGGCGTTCTTTCCGCACGGTTCGTCAATTTCAGATCACATGGATTTGAGCGCAATGCTATTTGGATTGAAAACGGCCCTTCATATCCGATTACCTTCGTGTATTTCACGAATTGCAGCGCGTCTGCCGGATCTGTCGGAAGCACAGAAGCAGTCATCTTCATAAATAGCGTTGCCCCGCAATACACGACGGCCGTGTATTTCTCAAACGGTTATTCAAACGTTGGTCTTGGCGGATACTCAATTCACATCAAAAACACGTTCGCGAGCTTTGCCAACTTCTGGGTATCTGCACGCGACAACCAGGGATTGTTCTTTGATTACGACGGAACCGGGACCGTTCCAAGAGTGCTTGCGTCGAACTTGACGGTCGATTCAGACAGCAGTGCTGACGTGTTGCTTGAAAGCAACTATTCGCTTAGTGGGGCGAAACTTCCAACATCTTTTGTTTCTGGAACAGCAACCTTCGACGGTATCGCGAAGTTCTTTGACGCCACGACGGCGGATATCAAAGACACAGGCACGTGGGCTCGGTATCCGATGCTGCTATTTCCTGTGAACGTCGGCACCACGTATTACACCACGACTTCAGACACAACGCCACGCGACGTGAGCATCGACCGATCAGGTTCTGGGGCTAGTTCGGTGATGACACTGACCTCTCCAGGAGAGGTCCATGTTTCTGTTGGCGGTGCGACAAGGGTTGTCACGGCAACAACTACGCTGCGACCTGGTTCAGACAACGCAATCACGTGCGGGTCCGCATCGCAAAGATGGTCGGACGTGTATTCGGCCAGCCCGACGATCAACACGTCGGACGCCTCCGAGAAGCAGCAGATCATGCAGCTGACCGCCGCCGAGATCGCGGTCGCGATGGAACTGAAGTCGCTCGTCAGGTCATATAAGTTCAACGATTCCGTGAACGCCAAGGGAAGTGCCGCGAGAATTCACGTCGGGATGATTGCCCAGGACATTAAGGATGCGTTTGCAAGGCACGGCCTTGATGCACATTCCTACGGAATGTTCTGTTACGACGAATGGGAAGCCATCGAAGAAATCGTCGAAGACGGTGTGGTGATCCAGGCTTCTAGCCCGGCAGGATCTCGGTACGGAATCCGATACGACGAACTCCTCGCATTCATCATTGCGGCGATGTAATCCATGACCTCCACCCACCACGACGAACTGTTCCTCGCCATCGGCCGCCTTGAGGGCAAGGTCGATTCGCTGCTTGCCATGCAGCAGCGGACGCAGGAGGAGCTCAAGGACCACGACATTCGCCTGCGCTCGCTCGAGCACTCGCGTGGATACATGCTCGGCTGGGCGGCGGCCATCGGGGCCATGTTCAGCTTCGCCGCAAACTACCTCATCAAGCATCTCTCGTAAGGACACACCATGCCTACCGACATCATCATCGCCACGGACAAGCCCAACTACCTGGTCACGACCAGCATGCCGATCACCGGCAACCTGACCGGAAACTACGACGCCTCCGTCCCGACCGCGACGCTGCCTTCGACGACCAACCAGACGTTCCTAATCCCGACCAACCTCGGCGACAAGCCGAGCCTGATTCGGTTGATCCCGTTCGCTAGCGTGAGCAACGGAACCACCCCTGGCTTCCGCGTGATCGGGTGGACGACCTACGTGCAGACGAGCGGAACGCCGATCTACGTCCCGACGATGCTCGCCGACTGCGCTTGCTCGTACAACGCCACGTCTGGCAGCATTCCGAGCCTGTCGGTGAACAGCGTGACGCAGCACTTCTTCCACCAGATCACGGTCGGAACGGGCGTCCCCACGGTGAACATCTATAGCCCTGGTACGGCAGCTGCCGCCGGCACGCCTCCTGCCTGCGTGGTGCTTGACACCATCGGAGTGCAGTACGTGACCGTGCAGTTTGAGTCGAGCACTGGCACGATGGGTTGCTTCTACGCCTTCCTCTGATCGGAGTCAGCGATGCGGTATGACGTAGGCAGATTCCGCCGCCCGATGCGCCGTGGTGCTATGGAGCAGCTGGTATCGCTGATCTCGCTCGGCGACGGCTCCACGCTCACGCTTGACTTCACCACGGGCGTCCTCGACTCGCGCCTGACGTTCACGCGGGGCAGCAACGCTACCTTCATCAACAGCAGCGGGTTTGTCGAATGGTCTGCGTCTAATCACGCTCCGCGCACAAATTGGAACTTCACTAGTCCTACTGGTAATGGTTGGAATGCTGCGACAGTTTCCGGCACGGGAACCTTTCAATGGGTTGGAAACGGAACGGTAATTGCCGCTTCCGGTTCTGCTGGGCAGTCGTTCACGGTTATTACTACGTCGAGCGGGATTTCTCAAGGGCTGCGATATGTGATGTCGGTGACTGCTTTGTCGGTGACCGGAAGCCCAACGATTCAAAGTATCTTTGACTTTACGGACGCATCGGGAAATACATATTTCAAAAACGGTGCGGCTGCGACATCAGGAACTACGGTTGCAAGTGGGGATCGTATTTCGGTTTCGGCCATCGCAAATTCAACCACCATGAATGTGCGACTTGGTTGCGGTGCGTGGTTCGCCAACCGTACGAACGAGTCGGTGACGTTGACGCAGTTTCATTGGCACCCCGGTTCGGCTCCGGTTGCGTATTACGAGAACACGGGCACTTCTCCACGATACGACTCTGCCCGCTTCGACTACAACCCAACCACGCTGGCTGCTAAAGGGCTGCTGATTGAGGGAAGCGCGACGAACCTTGCAAGGCGTAGTGATGATTTCAATACTACGGTGACTGATGGCACTTCATGGACTGCGGCCGGTTACACAGCGGGAACATTGTCAACAACTCTTCCTGACGGAACCACAGGCAACGCACGAAGGATCAGTATTGCGTCTGGATCTGGGTCGTTCCGTTCTGCTGACATTACGGTTACTGCATCAACTGCGTACACGTTCTCGTTTTGGGCGCGAAATAACGGCGGATCGCAGGCAAGATTCCGTGTCTGGAACGCAACAGCTGGTTCCTCCATCGTTGACTACACGCAATCCGTGAACAACTATGTTTCGCAGATTGGTGGCGCAAACAACACATCCTCCACTTGGGTTCGCGTGTCCGTGCAATTTACGACACCCGCTGGATGTACGTTGATTTGGGTATACCCAACTTCAAGCGATTCCGGCACGGTTGATCTTCTGGTTTGGGGCGCACAGGTCGAAGCAGGTTCCGGTGCCTCCTCGTACATCCCCACGGGCGCGAGTCAGGCGACGAGGAATAGAGATCAGGTGGCACTCACGAATCTCTCCTCAATCAACTTTAGTCAAACAGAAGGCACTTGTTTGGCAACGGTTGAGGTGCGAGAGAAAGTAGATAGCACCTTCCTGCCATACGGTTCGTTCAATACTTCCGGCGGCGGTCGATGCTGGTTGTGGCTTCGGCACAACTTGAGTACGAGCGTCGGAACGCGACTGCTTGGCAGCGCATCCAATAGTGGTGGCGCGACAGCATTGACTACTGCAAATTATGTCTACAACAGCGGAAACGGTGGAGTAGTCAAGTTCGCAACATCATTGGATACGGCTACATCATCTATCGTGTACGTCATTTCTGGTGGCGCACCGCAGATTACAACCGCAGCGGCGTTCACACTTGCGACAGCAGCGGAATGGGGCTTGAATACGAGTATTGATGTCAATGCAACTGATCTTAGATCCATGTGGGTGCAATCGTTCAAGTATTGGCCCACCAAACTTTCCAACGCACAACTTCAGAGCCTCACCCTATGACCGACTACATGCTCCGCACCGACACCGAGGCGCAGATGGACGATGCGCTGGAAGCCGCAGAACTGCTGGTCGAGAAGGACACGGGCGACGGCGAACTGGTCCTCATGCCCGTCGCGGGCTGCTATGTGGACCGCATCGGGCCGATCCCGGCGACCTACGACATTGACGGGCAGCAAGTCAAGGCAGGCGACCCGCGTTTCCATACCAACATCCGCGTCACGTTCGAGCTCACGCCCGAGCAGATCGAGGCGCTGCCGACGTTCACGCCCGAGCCTGGCATCCCGTACCGGGTGTTCGCGTGAGGGCGATTGTCCTCGTCTTGTTCCTCGCCGGGTGCAACCCGGTCGCACGGATCTCGGCGAACGCGACCGCCATCCGCAACGAGGCCGGGGCGCTCATCGACTACGGGAACGCCACGGGCGACCAGGTCGTGGTGCAGGGCGCGACCCGCATCGACGAGCACGCCGCGGCGATCCACGGCGACATCCCGAACGTGCAGGCGGTCACCCCGGCGTGGCTGTCCACCCTGAAGTGGTGGGGCATCGCGCTGGCGGTCGCCGGCGTGGCGTTCGTCCTATGGCAGAGCGGGGCGTTTACGGCCGTCCGCATCGCCATAGGGTGGCTGCCGAGGCGGAAGGTGGCCGCCGCCGAGCTCGCCGTCGATACACTTGATGAATCCCGTCCCGAGGGGGACAGGGAGCTCGTCACGCTGCTCCGGGCGGACCCGGAGTTCGACGCGGCGTTCAAACGCGCCAAGGGGCGCAGAAAGACACAGGCATGATTCTCGCTGACTTCCTCGGTACGACTTGGTTCATCGCTCTCGTGGCCGTGGCTGGCGTCCTCGCCGGCGCGTGGCTCTACAAGAAGTATGGGCACAAGCTCCGCTGACCAGCCCAGAGGCGTTCGCGCCAATGGCACTGCGAGCGGGCGTGGCCTACGGGCTGCGCCCGTCTCGCCAAATGAAAACCCCCGCCCGGATCTCCGTCGTGAGGAGCCGAGCGGGGGGAGGAGAGGATGACAGGATTAGCGAATCCGCAGGCTCGTGCCCCGTGGCAGGAGCGTCACACCGGGGATCGTAGCACCCGCTGCTAGCGCCTCGCGCAGCGCGGCCTTGTCGGCCTCGACGCGCACGGCCTGGTACTTCTGCGGGAGCTGCTCGGGCGGCACGGTGACCTCGAGCGGCTGCGCTCCGCCGTTGGCCTGCACCGACAGGCGGAACCGAGCCGTCTCGAGCTTGCCCTTCCCGGTGGCTTCCATCGCGTCCTTCAGGCGCTGCTTGAGGCGGTCGGCGAGCGCCTCGTCGGCGGCGGCCAGTTCGCGCATGCGCTTGGCCTCCTCGGCGCGGCTGTCGGCACGGCTGCGGAGCGACTGGATCAACGCCGCGTAGTCATCGGCCTTGGCCTCAAGCTCCTCGTCGAGGCCGGCGAGCATTTCGTCGAGTGCGGTCTGTGCCTCGGTGGTTTCGCCCGCCCCGTCGAGGATGGCCTCGACGAGGGTGGCAATTTCGGTCTGAATGGCGTACAGGTTCATGGTGTGTCTCCTCGTATGGTCAGAAGGGCAGATCGTCGGCCGGCACGGTGGCCGGGACGGGGGCGTGGGCGGGCGCGGTGCGGATCACGCGCATGATGGTGAGCGCGCCCCCGACGCGGGCGATGTCGAGCCGCAGCTCGCTGTCGATGGCCTGCTCGCACAGGTCGGCGTATTCGGCCACGGTGGTGGCGATCCAGGCGGTGCCGTGCTCGCCGGCGGCCTGCACGGCGATGGGCTTGCCGGGACGGCGCACCACGCGCTGGATCAGGAACAACCCCTCGTACTCCTCGGGGTAGGAGTCAGCGGGCGCGGGCGCTGCCGGGACGACCGGGACGGGCGCAGGGGCCTCCTGCGCGGCTTTGCGCTTGCGGGCGGGCTTCGGGGCATCCTCGGCCACGGGCGCGTCCTGGGGCATCGTGGCGGCTTCCACGACCTCGGGGGCCGGGAGGGCAGCGCGGCTGCGCGGGGCGTCCTCAACGATCTCCGTCTCGCCGTGTGCCTCAACGTATACGGGAGCGGCACCGAGCGCATCCGGGCAATGCTGCTTGTACCCGCTAGAGATGCAGCGAGCGAACAGCATCGCCTTCGGCCACTTGCGCCAGTTGTCGCCGCCGAGTTGCGCCCGCCGTGCATCCTCGAGCGTGAACTCGGTGGTGCCGATCTCCTCCCACTTGCCGTCCATCGTGCGACCGAAGAACACGATGCTGCACTCGGTGTCCGAGCATGTGGCGCGGTAGTCGTACTTCCCGGCCCGCTTAATCGAGGCCGCCATCAGGTTCGCGGCCAGGACGGCCTTGCCCTTGATGATGTGCAGCCCAGTCATGGCGTCGTAGTCGGACAGACCAAGCCCGCGACCGATGATGATCTTGGCGCACGCCGCCGCCTCGGACTGGATATCGGGAAACATTCCCGATGCCTTGAACACCTGTGCCACCGTCATGGGGTCAAGCTGCGCCTGACCAATTCGTGCAAGTTCCATATGAGTCTCCTCTCGTATGCGTCGCCTCGGGCACGCGCCCGATCACGACAGGAGAACTATACGGGATGGTAGAGGCCGTGTCAAGCCCATACTTTCACGACGGTTTCCGCTCGGTCGCCGTACTCCTTGCATGCCGACAGGATGGCGACCTGCGAATCGTCGGCGTAGATCACCCCGGTCATGGCGTCCAAAGCAGCTCTGCATGCCTTGTCGAGGTCGGGACGCCGTGGTGCAGCCGGCGCGGTCGCCTTCAGCGCACCCTTCGCCGTGTAGTGGCTGGCGGGACGCACGAAGCGGAACAGCAGCTCTACGGCTACGGTCCCCGTCGCCGGCGGCTCGGTCCACGCCTGACGTGCCGCCAACGCAAACACGGCGCGGTACGGCCTGACCTTGGCCGATGACTCGAGCAGCAAAATGCGCCCGCTCCTCGAGCGCACGGCCCGCTTGCTGCCCTGCGGTGCTGCCTCGCCAGGTACGGTGAACGTAATCATTCTCGCCTCCTGTGGTTCGTCTCCCGCAGGATGAACGAGTTCACTTGTTTCATTGCCTTCGCCAGTTCAAGACGCAGGTACACGACCTCCTGCATTAGTTCGATGGTAAGTGGATCATCGGTCCCGCTCACGCGGACGCGGTCCACGACATCCTCCTCGTGTTCGCCTCTCCCTACCTGCATCGTCAGCCCTCGCCTTCGTACAGGATGCGGCTGATGCGCTGTGGCAGCACGGCCCGCAGTTTGCGTACTTCGTCACGCAGGGCGCGGATCTCGCGTGCGGCCTCGCGGCGCTCGTGGTTCGCCATCTCGCCCATCCCAGGCCACAGCAGATCGAGGCGCTCGAGGATGTCGCGGTCGTTGTGCTCGTCGCCTGGGTCGCTCATTGTTGTTCCTCCTTGTCGGCCTGCGCTAGCCGTTGTGCGAGTTCGTCCTGCTGCCGTTGGTTCATCGCCTTGATTGCCGCAAGTACCAGCATGACCATCGGGTCGGCGTCCTCCGGCGGCGGCTCCTCGAGCAGGAACCGAGTCATGAATGAGACCCCACATTCACTTGGACCTTGATTGGCAACTCCGCGACCATCGCAGATACTCGTTCCTTGACCAGCCGTTCAACCTCGTCAGCTACGAGTTTGTCCATGCGTCCGTGGACGGATTTCACAGCAATATCCATCATGCGCTCTATGGATGGCTTGATCTTGTCCCGGAAGTTCTCCTGCTCAACAAGGAACTCCACTTGCTCTCGCAGTGCTTGTTCCATCAACCGCTTATACACCGCGATGTCAAGCCGAACGCGGTGCCGGTTGCTCGTCCGCTCATTCGCGGTCGTGTCCTCAAGCACCGCAACGTCCTGATCTTTGATTTCAAACGTGATTCCGTCAGTCATGATTTGCCCTCCTCAACCAAGTAACTCCAGCCGAACGCCTTGGCAACCTCCGCAGCTGCCTCATCAAGCGGCAAATCGTCATGCGCCGGATTGGGGCAGAAGTCTGTAAAGCCCAAACAGTAATCCCAACGCGCCTCGTCGCGCTCGGCGGTGAGGGCTAGCACAACCTGCTCAAGCCGCACAATCTCATCGGCGGCCTCGTCCATCAGGCACGGCGCAAGGCAGTCGCGGTTCGTCCGCAGGCGGTTCACGATGTCCCGGGTCATAGCAGCTCCTTCAAGATGGCGGGCAGGGGCCGAGGAACGCCCCCGGCCCCCGCCTTCTCCAATACACGGCTCGTTCGTTCCTCGGCGGCCTCGCGCTGGAGCTGCTCGATGCAGTCAGCGACGCCGTCAAAGAACCGCGCCTCGGCGCGACAGTGTTCGGCAAACTCGTGGTGCCGGGTGGGCGTGCGCTCGGCAGCAGCGGCACGCTCGTCGGCACGCCGGCGCAGGAGGTAGATGGCGTAGTCAGCGTTCATGCTCGGCCTCCCACTTTGCAATCCGCTCCCCGATCCAAGCCATACAGTTGACCGCCATCGAGTTTCCAAGGGCGCGATACCTCGGCCCATCCGGGCAGTCCTCTGCCTGCTTCTTGCGCCACGGGATCAGAGTCCAGTCGTCCGGGAAGCCCTGGAGTCTCTCGCACTCACGCGGCGACAATCGACGCACGGTCATGGTGCTTGCGTGGACTGCGGCGACCTGCTGCGTCACCTCGGACGATTGCGGCGAGCGCGACGGGTCGTTGGTCGCTGTCAGCGACGGCGCGACGGCTACTGCAATGGTCGCGTCGCCACGGCTGCTTCCTGTCCCCATGCAATGCGTCGATCCGTCGGTGCTGCTGATGGGGTCTTGCAACGGGTGAAACGCCACCGCAGGCGGCTGACCACCACCGGACGGACTTGGGACGGTGAGCGTCGGCTGCACTTCATGGGCGAACTTCGGAGTCTCGCAGGTTGTCAGTCTAATCGCCACCGCCGCATGGGCCGCGTTTGGCTGCGCGATGACCGGGTGGTTCATCTCATGGAACCCGGAGCTTCCGGCCGATGCGCGAAGAGCTGCCACGGCATCGTCCTGCTGCAAGCCGTCGCGTTCGTTCTGCCAGCGAAATGCGGTCGGCTGCAATACCGCCCCGAGATTGTCCTTGTCTGGCATCCGCTGACCGCCACCTGCATTCTGCTTCGTCAGCGTCCCGGCGCAGTCGCCTCCGTCCCACCAGCAACCGCCTCGAGCGCCGCCTTCAGCATCGGCGGCAGCGCCTTTCCGCGCCTTTCCGCTCGCCTCAAGATGCCGCTGCAAGCCTTCGCGGAGAGCGAGAACCTCGGCGGCAGCGGTCCCGTCTCCAAGACATCCGACAACGAAGACACGTCGCCTGCGCTGCGGGACGGCTCGGGGCCATCCCCCCACTCGCACGTATTGAGCGTCAAGGCATCGGTAGCACCACCCATACCCGAGTTCCCCCAACGCCCCGAGGAAGGTGCCAAAATCCCGTCCTCCGTTCGATGACAAGACACCGGGCACGTTCTCCCAAACCAGATACTTGGGTCGGAGCCGAGCAGCAATTGCCAAGTAGGTGAGCATGAGGTTCCCGCGGGGGTCTTCAAGTCCCTTGCGGAGTCCTGCGACGCTGAAGGACTGGCAGGGTGTTCCTCCGACCAGAAGGTCAACTGTTCCTGGCTCAATGGGCCACTCCTCGAACTTGGTCATGTCCCCGTAGTTGGGAACGTGCGGAAAGCGGTGCTTTAGGACCGCAGCAGGAAACGGCTCAATCTCGCTGAAGCCCACGGGCTCCCAGCCGAGATGGTGCCACGCAACTGACGCGGCCTCAATGCCGGAGCACACCGATAGATATCTCATGGCGTCGCCCCCGGCCCGATGGCGCGGATGTCCTCGCCGATCTCGGTCAACGTCATTGCGACTGCTTGTACGAACGCCGTTTCCTGCACGGTATGCCGTGCATGAATGAGGCTAATAGACCGATCCTTGCCAATTCGCAAGACCCGTATCTGCGTGCCGCACGGATCACAGATACCGCGCCACTTGCCATCATGCATTTGCCCAACCTCTAACACGATCACGCCCTCGGACAACAAGAAGTAGCAATCTGCGATCCAACCCAAGTGCTTGCAGTCATGCAGCGCATTGAAGATTGCGGCGTCGGCAATTGTTGCCTGGAACCCATCGATGGCAAAGAAACGCGCTGTGTTGTAGCGAATTGCATCGACAAGTGCTTCATGCAGAACTGATGGCATAATTACAACGCCTCCCCCGGCCCGATGGCGCGGATGTCCTCGCCGATTTCTGATTGAAGGACACGCATGATCTCCAACATCGGGAACCCTTCCGGCACCGATTCTGCGGTAAGGATCTGTGTCCTGTCCACGTACAGCGCAACTACGTTCCACGAGAGCAGCGTCCAGATCGTTCGCACGCGGCTGCCGTGGTAGTGGAAGTCCTCTCGCTGCTCGGCCATCCAGCGTGCGTCAATGGACGCTTGCACTTCGTGTTTGTCGCAATATGCGGCAACCTCTGGGGCATGCTCAAACAGACCGCCGTGCAGCGTCATCGTGATTTCAACGGTTCTCATCGAAGCCTCCACACGCGAATGAGGCGACCGTGCGACGATGGCCGGCGCGACGGCACGACCTGCCCGGTCCACACGAACTTCTCGTCGAAGATGCTGCCACGAGCGTTTCCGAGGTCGTTGTAGTCAAGGCCATTGTGGGCCATGAGGTTCGCTACCTCGTCGCTCGTCACGGTGTCGCCGTCGCGTGCGATGAATGCCGCGAACCCGCGGGCGGCGGCGAGCAGTTCGCTGCGGCGGTCGGCGGCGAGCGCCTTGCCGATCACCTTGCGGCGGTCGGCCTCGATGGGGTCGAACAGCGTCATGCCCGCCCCCTTCCTGCCAAGGCGCGGACGTTCAGGACGCCTGGGTCGCGCAGCGCGTAACCCGTGTGCGGCACGTGCTCGATGCGGACTTTGAACATGGCGCGTGCGGTGTCGAGCAGGTGATTCACGGCCCGCGGGGTCACGTCCCATCGCAACGCAAGTTCCTTGCGAGTCATGGGTCTACGGTCAAGGGCCGCGACCAGCCACAGAATGCGGCGCACGTATTGCGTTTGGTCGAGCCTCACAGGGTCACCTCCGTCTCGGCGTGGACGGCTAGGAACCGACGCTCGGCGATGTCCATCTCGATGACGGCTGAGTCGAACTCGTGCTCGGCGTCAAACGGAATCTCGCCCAGGCGGTGGTGAGCCTGCACGACTTCCATGCTGTAAGAGTCGCCGAGCTCCATCGCGCATGCGAGCAACACGTCGTTATGCCGCTTGCGAAGGTCAGGCCGCTCGATCAGGTTGGTGACGGTGTCTCGGATCTTCATCGTTCTCTCCTCGATGACGTGCGGTCCACGGCAACGTGCCGCAACCCGCTTGCGTATGTGTAGCCATGCGTATATCGTCAGTCAAGATGGAACCCGTGAGAAATTCCGACAATTTTTTCTGACAACGTGAAATGCGGGATTCGGTTGCTATGGTGCGGCTGGATGGGCGCGATCACGCAGCATCAGCCCGGATCGTTCACGGTCGAAATGGACTTCGACGGAGCCGTGCCATCCATTGACTGGTCGCAGGAATACCTGCTGATTTCCGACGCTCACATCGATAACGCCCACGCGGATCGGGTTATGTTTGAGCGCCACATGCGCCAGTGCCGGGAGCGCAATGCGAAGTGGCTCTCGAACGGCGATTTCCTGTGCCTTTTACAGGGAAAATGGGACCCGCGCAGTGACACTTCGGCCTGCCGGCCCGAGCACCGCGAGGGGCGATACCTTGATGCGGTCATCAATACAACCGCCGACTACCTCGCGCCGTGGGCAGACATGGCGCTTCTGTTTGCACCTGGCAACCACGAAACCGCGGTTCGCAAGCGGCACGAAACAGACATGAACGAGCGCCTAGTCGAGGCGCTCAAGGCCCGGAACAAGGACTGCCGTGCATATGCAGGCAGTTATGCAAACTGGGTGCGGTTCCTTGTGAGGCACAAGAACCGCCGGCAAATCTTCGGGAACAGCGTCGTGATGTATATGCACCACGGCTACGGCGGCGGCGGGCCCGTCACCCGCGGCACAATCCAGACCTCACGCATGGCGGTCTATCTGCCGGACGCCGACGTGATCTGGACAGGCCATACCCACGACGAGTGGATCATGCCGATCCAGCGGGCGCGACTGACCCTGCAAGGTCGACCCTACCTCGACCGCGTGCTGCACGTCCGAAGCCCTGGGTACAAGGACGAGTTCAGCGAGCAGAATGGGTGGGCCGTTGAGAAGGGCATGCCACCGAAGCCGAAAGGTGCGCTGTGGCTGCGGTTCTGGATGGACAACCTTCGCAAGAACGGGGTCGCTAGCCGTACGCTGCGCTGCGAGGTCCGTGAAGCGCAGTAATTGACCGTTTCAGAAGGACAGATTCAGGAGCATCCATGCCGACGCCAGCCAAGGGCAAGCGATTCGTGAAGGTCGTGCGGAACCCGGAGACGGGCCGTACTCGCAAGGTTTCCTACGGTCAGGCCGGGAAGGCCAAGAGCGGCGGCGACCGCATCAAGCCGGGGACCGCCAAGGGTGATGCGTTCTGTGCTAGATCGTGGGGAATCATGCAGCGCAGCCCGGCGGCGGCACGCAACCCAAACAGCCCGCTGCGGCTCTCGCGTGCGAAGTGGAAGTGCAGCGGCAGAACCTCGAGGGGCTGAACATGGCGAAGAAGAAGGCACGCGGCCTGTACGCGAACATCAACGCACGGCGGGCCGCCGGCACCAGCCGCCCGAAGTCGAAGTCAACCGTCAGCGCGTCAGCGTGGAAAGCGATGAAGCGCGGATTCAAGTGAGGCACCTATGCGCGTCCGACTCGGCGGCAAGTATTGGACGCTGCGGTTTAGCCCGAACCTGCACGACTACGGGAACATGGTCGATCCCGGCAAGGCGGCTGGGCGCATGCTGCGCGTTGCCACATGGCAGAGCGAAGAGGAGCGTTTAGATACCACGCTCCACGAGGCGATTCACTGCTGCCGGCCAGAGCTTGACGAGCAGGCCGTGACCGACCTCGCCAACGACCTGTCGCGTTTGCTGTGGAAGCTCGGGTACAGGCGCGAGCAGTAATGTTCAAGAAAGTGGAAGTTGCGTACACGTTATTGCGACGTGTACGTTCGATCACTATTCACCCCAGTACACGTCCTCGCCTCGGCGGTATCTGGCGAGGTCGCCGTCGCGCTTGCACGACGTGAAATGCTTGTCGAGGAAGCGGCAGTAGTTGTTGGGGAAGAGCAGGTAACTGCCGTCCGTGCGCTCGATGAGATTCAGGGGCTTGTGTTCCTGCGGGTAACGACTGAACCCGTCACTCCAGTCAATGACGATCCCGGTATGCACCCCACAGAACCCGCGCTCGGCGCTGGTTCCCATCACGGACAGCCCCTCGAGGTACTCGAGGTGCAGCGCCTCGAGGTGATCGCCCATCGCGCCCCAAGGCTGGAGGTCGCTCATTCGAGCGCAGCCCAAGATCGGACGTTGCTCGAACGCCTTTGGATCGTGCGCGAGTTTATGGAGCGGGATTCCGCACCATTCCGCGCCCGTCTCGAGCAGGACGTGCGCCATCACGATCTGGCCGGGGCGGGCGTAGATCGCGTGCCAGATGCCGCGTGTCGTGCCGGCGGGCATCGTCGGCCCGAGGGCTGTGTTGCACACATGCACATACAGATGAAACGGGAGATTGGCGTGGCGAGGCATATGCGCGATGATATACTTCGTGTGCGGAGATGCGGGAGTGCGGGAGTCGGAGCCCTATGACCCGCAAGGGGATCGCCAGAAGGCCGCGAGGTACGACGCGATCCAGCGCAACCTTTGGGGTAATGACAACCTGCCGCCGAGGGACAGACCAGGCGAAGTCCGGGTGCTGTCCCACGTGACGAAACATCGCCCGCCGGAGCGTAAGTGCTACAGATCCGCACAAGTGTTGGCGCGTGAATATGCGTGAAGCAGCGTGAATATGCGTGAAGCCGTGGCAATGATGAACAACCGGAACTCTTCCCGAATTAGTCGGGATTACTTGAGATTGTGTTGCGACTGGCCCTGGATAAGGGAACTACTAGTAGTTACTTATTCCCGTTTGCGGGAACGTAGCCGTTCTGTATGCGTTTCGGTGAACGCATACAACTTTTGGGGGCGGATGCAGCTGCGGTAAGAACAAACGCGGCCCGGGACTTGCGTCAACCAGGCCGCGCTTCCGGGGGCTAGATTGTCAAGTCGCGCCGCGCTTGGCGGCTCCAACCGCCTCGCCTCGTCAGAGAGGCACGCTTGACGAGAACATGGTATACTGCCGGCTGAGCGGGTGCAACTGCTCGAACCAATCAAGGCCGGCGGTGGGGTAGGTGCGCCGCACCCGCTCCCTGCCCCACCCCGGCCGTTTCGAGGCAAGAGATGCCGACGCAATTTCCTTGGTTTCCGATGTACCCGACCGACTTTCTGGTCAGTACGGCGACCATGACGCCCATGCAGGGGTGGGCATACACCCAGCTTCTGATGTACGCCTGGACGAATGGAAGCATCCCGGATGACCATCGGGCATGTGCCGCGTTGACGAGGTGCGATCTGACGGAGGCGGACTGGGCGGTGATCCGGTCGCGGTTCGCGCCGATGGCAGGGCCAATGGCCACCCTATGCAACCCACGCATGGAGCGCGAGCGCCAGCGCGTGACCGAACGCCACTTGACCGCTGCCGAGAACGGAAAGCGCGGAGCGGAGGCCCGTTGGGGACGCGGGAATGGGGTGGCCAATGGCAACCCCAATGGCCACCCCAATGGCAAATCGATGGCTGTCACAACCACAACCACAACCACAGAAGAATCCCCCCCTACCCCCCCTTCGATGAAGGGGGGGAGGAGGAGAGGGAATGATTCACTCCCGTTCTAGGAGAACCCACCATGCCTGACCACGAAGCGTTCCTTGAAACCAAGAAGCTCATGCACCGACTCTGGCCGAAGTGGAAAGCCGACGATGAGCTGGCGTCGCTGCTTAACAGCCGATGGCTGCACCTCGACCAGGACAAACTCCGCGAGTGCATCCGATCCCACCGATTTGACCGCAACACCATCCCCGACGTGACCGCGATCCACAAGGCGTACTGCCGCATCACCGGCGGGAACTACGCGGATGTTCCGACCCCGCAACCGCGCCGCTATGCGCTCGAGCATGGGCCGACTGAACAGGAGGTCGCAGACTGGCAGGAGTGGGCCGACGAACTGCTGGCGACGGCGACGGCGACAGAACTGGCACACTGCCGCGAGCGGCTTGGCCTGCTGTCACTCCAGACCGACACGCCAGGGCAGCGCCGCGTCACCGCCATCGCCATTGAGTATTGCCGCAAGAATCCACAGGTTCCGTAACACGCAACGGTAAACTGCCGCCATGCGACGGCGGCGACATCCCATCCTCCTCGCCAACATGGATGACTGCCTCCTCGGCGTCATGTACCCAAAGGCCACCGACCGAGCAGGAATACCCGTCGCCGTATACTCGGCAGACATGATTGCGGCCCGCCTGCGCGATCAACACGACATGTCCATCGGCGAAGCACGCACCTTCGTCACCGACAACATCGAAACCAACGAACTCGGCCCCGGCACCCCGCGCCTGATCTGGGCAGCAACGAGCGAAGATTTCGGCGAACCCGTGTGCAAAGCCTGATATACTGCGGGCAATGGATATCCATTCGTATGACGATTTTAAGGCGGCCGTCACCACGGCCGTGGTGTCGCAGGGACGCACCCGTAGCCAGGTCGCACGCGACCTCGAGCAGCAAGGCAGACTCCGCGCACATACCGTGATGTGCCTGCTGTCCACCGCGCCCGTCATCGGGAAGCGAACCGCCACCTTCGACTCCGCCATCACACTCGCCGATGCCGCAGGACTCCGCATCACCCTCACCCCGAAGGAATCCACGTAATGCCCAGCAAGTCACCCGCCCAGCGACGGCTCATGGCAGCCGCTGCCCACAGCCGCAGCTTTGCCAAGAAGGTCGGCGTCCCCATGTCCGTCGCCAAGAAGTTCAACCGCGCAGACGTGAAGGCAAAGGGCAAGAAGCGCAAGTGACCAAACTCGCGGCCTACGGTGAGAACGGCCGCCGCGTCGGCGAAACACACCACAATGCCACGATCCCCGACGAAGTCATCCAAGAGATCCGAGAGCTCCACGAAGAGCACCGATGGGGCTATCGTCGCATCGCCAAAGCCCTCGGACTCCGCTGGACCACCGTCAGCAAAATCTGCCGCTACCAGCGCCGCGCCTCTCTCCCTGCCGACTGGAAACGCCCTCGTCAAGCGAAAGATCGGCCGGCCAGCCCTAACCAAGGCACCTGAACCATTTGCCAGCGAGGTACTTGCGTGGATCTCCCAAGGCAAGACCCTGCTCGCGTACTGCGAACAGAAGGGCAAGCCAACAAGACGGACCATCGTCAATTGGCTTGATACAGACCACGAGTTTCTTACCCACTACAAGGCCGCACGCGAGGCAGGCTTCGAGGCCATGTTTGAGCAGTGCGGGGAGATCGCAGACATCGAGCCGGAAACGCCCGTCCAGGCCGCGTGGCGTCGATACCAGATCGACACCAAGCTCAAGATCCTCCGCATGGCAAACCCGGCCAAGTATGGCGAGAAGGTCGCCGTAGATCACGGCGGCGGAATCACCCTCAACGTCATCACCGGCGTCCCGGATGGCGAATAAGACCATCCGCCTCGGATACGAGCCTCGGGACTGGCAGCGGCGGTGCCACCTCGAGCGCCGGCGGTTCACCGTCCTCGCCCTGCACCGACGCGCCGGCAAGACCGAACTCGCCCTCATGGAACTCCTCCACCGGGCAGTGAAGTGCCAGTCGGATCTCGGGTTCTTCGTGTACGTGGCCCCGTTCTTAAAGCAAGCCAAGGCCATCGCTTGGGCGCGATTGAAGCAGAAGATCGACCCGTTCATCCGCACCGGGTCCGTGGACGTGAACGAGGCCGACCTCGCCGTCACGTTCAAGTCGAACAAGGCCACGATCCGACTGTTCGGCGGCGACAACCCCGACGCCCTGCGTGGCGTGCGGCTCGACGGCTGCGTCATCGACGAGGTCGCGCAGATCAAGCCCGAGGTATGGGAGGCCATCATCCAGCCCGCCCTGTCCGACCGCCGCGGCTGGGCGCTGTTCATCGGCACCCCCGCCGGGATCAACCTGTTCAGCGAGCTCTACTACCGCGCCGCAAGCGGTTCCCTCGAGGACTGGTATGCGGCGAAGTACACGGTCTACGACACCGACGCGCTCGCGCCCGACGAGGTCAAGCGCCTCGAGCGCGACATGCCCGAGGCTGCGTTCGCACGCGAATACCTGTGCGACTTTAGCGCAGCAGGCGACGATCAGCTCATTGCGCTCGCCGACGCCGAGAACGCCGCGCAGCGCCAGTACCAGGACGGCGACATCATCGACCAGCCCCTCATCGTCGGCGTGGACCCGGCCCGGTTCGGGGATGACCGCAGCGTGATCGTCCTGCGCCAGGGGCTCCGCATGGAGCCGCCCATCGTCCATCACGGCATCGACAACATGGCGCTCGCCGCAGCCATCGCCAACGTCATCGAGGACCGCGACCCGGACGCCGTGTTCATCGACGCCGGGGCAGGCGCTGGCGTCATCGACCGCCTGCGGCAGCTCGGCTACGACGTGACCGAGGTGCCGTTCGGCGGCAAGGCGACCTACGCCAACCTGTTCGTCAACAAGCGCACCGAGATGTGGTGGGCCATACGAGAGTGGATACAGGCGGGCGGCTCAATCCCCAACGACATCACGCTGAAGCAGGAAATCAGCACGCCGATCTACTGGTACGACGCCGCCGGCAAGCGCGTGCTCGAGTCGAAGGACGAAATCAAGAAGCGGCTCCAGGGCGGCGGCAGCCCGGACATGGCCGACGCGCTCTGCCTCACGTTCGCCTACCCGGTCGCCAAGATGCTGCCACGCGAGGTGCGCGAGAAGATCGACACGCGACCGACCGACTACGACCCGTACGAAGAGATCAGTACCCGTAACCGCTAGACGGAGGTCTACAGTCATGGTGGCTATTCGGAACATCCAGCCACTCGAGTGGATTCCCGTAATTCGTGAGCTGATTGGTTCAAACTGGGCCGAAACGGGATTTGACTTTCCGTTCGATCCTTCGGCAGAGCGGTATCAGGCTTTAGTTGATGCCGGAATTATGTTTGCGCTGGCGGCATTCGACGGAGAACGACTTGTTGGATATTGCACAATGCTCGTTACGCCGACCATGCATAATCCGTCAGTCATCATTGCCTCAAACGATGCATTGTTCGTTGCACCGAAATACCGCGGCATTACGGGCGGAAGAATGATTCGTGCTGCGGAACAAGAGGCAAAGTCACGCGGTGCGTGCCGCGTGTTGTGGCACACAAGATCAGGAACCAAGTTGCACGAGTCAATGGCCCGCCACGGATACGTGCAGGCTGACATCGTAATGATGAAGGAGCTTTGATATGGGAATTGAGATTGCAATCGCAGCAGCAGCAGCATCGGCAGCGGCAGCCGCCGCGGGAACCGGGTACGCAATCTCATCCGGCGAACGCGGTGCCAAGATGCAGCGGCAGGCGATGGGCCAGCAGAAGCAGGCGCAGGACGCCGCAGCTGCCCAGGCTCGCAGCCAACAGCGCCGCAGTCAGCAGGCGATGGCCGCCGCAAACCGCGCCGAGCCCGCCGTCGCCGACATCATGGGACGTGCCGCCGCCGAGATGGGTGGCGGACCCTCGAGCACCATGCTCACCGGGCCGATGGGCGTCAATCCGCAGGAACTTCAGCTCGGCCGCACCTCTCTCCTTGGGGGCTAAATGAGCGAGTACACCGGAGACAACTCGTCGTATCCCGGCGCTCCCACGCGGGATCGACTGTTCACCCGGTGGGGCCAACTCAAGAGCGAGCGGGCGTCCTGGTACGCGCACTGGCAGGAACTCACCTCCTACATCCTGCCGCGCAACGGTCGCTACTTCCGGCAGGACCGCGACCGCGGCTACCGCCGCCACAACAACATCTACGACTCGACCGGCACCCGCGCCCTGCGCGTCCTCGGCGCAGGCATGATGTCGGGTGCAACATCGCCGGCACGGCAGTGGTTCCGCCTTGCCACGCCGGACCCGGAACTCAACTCCTACGACCCGGTCAAGCTCTGGCTCGATGACGTGACCAAGCGCATGCAGCGCGTGTTCCAGAAGTCGAACACCTACAACGCGCTGCATCAGATGTACGAGGAGCTCGGCACGTTCGGCACCGCAGCCACCATCCTGCTCCCCGACTACCAGAGCGTCATCCACCACTACCCGCTGACCTGCGGCGAGTACTGCATCTCAACCGACGCAAAGGGTCGCGTCTGCACGCTGTACCGCGAGTTCGAGATGACCGTCTCGCAGGTGGTCAAGGAGTTCGGCCTCGAGAAGTGCAGCGTGTCGGTGCAGAACATGTACCGCACCGGGAACCTCGACCAGTGGGTGCCCGTGATCCACGCCATTGAGCCTCGCGCCGACCGCGACATCGGCAAGCGCGACGCCAAGAACATGCCGTGGGGTTCGTATTACTTCGAGGTCGGCGGCGAGGAAGGCGTGTTCCTGCGCGAGAGCGGGTTCCAGTACTTCCCGGCGCTCTGCCCACGCTGGTCGGTAGTTGGCGGCGACATCTACGGCAACAGCCCCGGCATGGAGGCGCTCGGAGACATCAAGCAGCTCCAGCACGAGCAGCTCCGCAAGGCGCAGGCCATCGACTACCAGACCAAGCCGCCGCTTCAGGTGCCGGCGTCCATGAAGAACCGCGACGTGGAGACGCTCCCGGGCGGAGTGTCGTACTACGACGGGCAGTCGAACGGAATCAAGACCGCGTTCGAGGTCAACCTGAACCTCCAGTACCTGCTGAATGACATCATGGACTGCCGCGAGCGAGTGCGTGGTTCGTTCTACGCGGACCTGTTCCTGATGCTCGCCAATACCCCAAACACCCGCATGACCGCCACCGAGGTCGCCGAGCGCCACGAGGAGAAGCTCCTCATGCTCGGGCCTGTCCTCGAGCGCCTGCACAACGAGCTGCTGTCCCCGCTCGTGGACATCACGTTCACGCGCATGGTGGCGTCGGGGGCACTGCCGCCGGCTCCGCAGGAATTGCAGGGAATGGACCTGAACGTCGAGTTCGTCAGCATGCTGGCGCAGGCGCAGCGTGCCATCGGCACCAACGCCGTGGACCGCTTCGTCGGGAACCTCGGGGCCATCGCCCGCATGAAGCCCGACATCCTCGACAAGTTCGACCAGGACCAGTGGGCCGACGTATACGCCGACATGCTCGGCGTGGACCCGTCGCTCATCGTTGCCGACAAGGAGGTCGCGCTTCTGCGCGACGCCCGCAATCAGGCGATGGCTGCGAAGGAACAGGCAGCCGCGCTTCAGCAGACCTCGCAGAGCGTCAAGAACATGGCGCAGGCACCGACTGGGCAGCAGAACGCGCTGACCGACGTGATGAACATGTTCTCGGGGTACGGGTCGCCCTCTGGTGTTGAGGTCTAACAGTACCCGTAAGCATTAGCCACAGGGATACAGTCCCGCCGTGAGCAATTACGACCCCCTCGACCTGCGGGGCCAGGAGCGCGACAGAGCCGACAAAGAGCTCCGTGAGCGTCTGGAACGGCAGAACGAGGAGGCCGACGTGAAGTGGCTCATGTCCAGCAAGCGAGGCCGTCGCATTGTGTGGCGGCTGCTGGACCAGGCGGGCGTGTTCCGCAGTTCCTTCAACACCAACGCGATGTCGATGGCATTCGCGGAGGGCGGCAGGAACTACGGGCTACGAATGCTCGGCATGGTCCATGCGCTCTGCCCGGAGCAATACCCGGCAATGATGAAGGAACAGGCACACGATGAACGAACCAACGATGATGGAAACGGCTGAAACCAACACCACAGCCGCTCCCGCATCCGATGCTGCCGCAGTTGTCTCGGCGACGGCCGAGAAGCTCTACGGCAGCGAGCAGAAGGCGACCACGACCCAGGGCCGGCAAGCCGCGGATGCGGCCGCTGCCGGCAAGGCTCCTGAAGCCAACGACGCCAAGGCCGCCGAGGCACCAGCCGACGCCAAGCCGACCGCGCCGGAAACCTACGAGTTCAAGGCACCGGAGGGTCGAACGTTCGACTCCGAGGTCATTGCCGAGTACTCAAAGGTGGCGAAGGAGCTGAACCTGTCGCAGGAAGCCGCGCAGCGCGTCCTTGACGCAGTCGGCCCCAAGCTGGCTGAACGTCAGGCGGCGCAGATCGAGGCCGTCCGCACCGGATGGGCCGACAGCAGCAAGGCCGACAAGGAGTTTGGCGGCGAGCGTCTGTCGGAGAACCTGTCCGTGGCGAAGAAGGCGCTCGATGCGTTCGGCACCTCCGAACTCCGCAGCCTGCTCAACGAGTCCGGCCTCGGGAACCACCCGGAAGTGATCCGGTTCATGTTCCGCGCCGGGAAGGCGATCAGCGAGGACAGCATGGTCACGGGCAACAAGGGCGAAGCCAGACCGGCCGGACCCCGCTCGTTCAATGACCTCGCCGACGCCCTGTACTCCACCAGCACCTAAACCCACGAAAGGGAAACCACCATGGCAGTTCTTTCCAGCACCAACCTGACGCTCGCCGACTGGGCGAAGCGCACCGATCCCGAGGGCCGCGTCCCGGTCATCGCGGAGCTCCTCTCGCAGTCGAACGAGATCCTCGAGGACGCCGTCTTCAAGGAGGGCAACCTGCCCACCGGCGAGCGCGTCATCATCCGCACCGGCCTCCCAGCCGTGTACTGGCGTGCCCTGAACCAGGGCGTTCCGAGCAGCAAGAGCACGACTGCCCAGGTCGATGAGGCCTGCGGCATCCTCGAGGCTCGCAGCGAGGTCGATAAGGATCTCGCCATGCTGAACGGCAACACCGCGCAGTTCCGCCTGTCCGAGGACGTGGCCTTCCTCGAGGCCATGAACCAGACGCAGGCTGCGACGATGTTCTATGGCAACCCCGCCATCGAGCCGAAGTCGTACCTCGGTCTTGCGGCTCGGTATTCGTCCACGTCCGCAACCAATGGTCAGAACGTCATCTCTGCCGGCGGCAGCGGCTCGGACAACACCTCGGTCTACCTCGTCGTTTGGGGTGACAACACCGTCTACTGCCCCTTCCCGAAGGGTTCGACGGCCGGCCTCATGCACGAGGATCTCGGCGAGCAGACCGTCTACACGCCATCCAGTTCCGGTGCCGCGACGGCGTCGGCGACGGAGCGCATGCAGGCGTATGCGACCCGTTACCAGTGGAAGAACGGCCTGGTGGTGAAGGACTGGCGCTACGTCGTTCGCATCGCGAACATCGACATCAGCGATCTCCAGGCCACTATTGGCACGCAGGCGTCGAACACCACCACGCAGCTTGTGAAGTGCATGGCTCGCGCCCTGTACCGCATCCCCAACATGGCGATGGGTCGTCCGGCCTTCTACATGAACCGTACCGTCCATGCCGGCCTGTCGATTCAGGCGATGGACCGCGCCCAGAACGTTCTCGCCGTGAATCAGGGTCTTTCGCAGTTCGGCACGCCGACCTCGTGGCTGTCGTTCCTCGGAGTTCCCTGCCGTCGCGTCGATCAGCTCATCAACACCGAAGCCGTCGTGTCCTGATAGGACCGAGAAAGAAAGGCACACACAATGATTCTTGACAACAACCTCTCGCTCGGTTCTTTTTCAACCGGAGCAAGCCTTTCGGCTGGTACGCATGACCTGCCGGATGTCGTCGATCTGCGTTCCAACACCAACTACGTGGCGACCGCAAGCGGCTCGCTGTACACCATCGCTCAGGGAACGCAGACTGTGGATGTCGGTGCGGGCAGTAATTTGCTGCTGATCTTCACCGTCACCACTGCGTTTGCCGGTGGTACCAATGTTGCGTTCCAGGCGGTGACGGATAGCACCGACAACCTGGATACCACACCGCTGGTGTGCGGCGAGGTTGGACCGATTGCGACTGCCAGCCTTACGGTCGGCACGCAGATCGTGGTCCGCATCACGCCGCAGCAGCAACTCGGCGGTTCGCTCCAGCGTTACCTTGGTGCGAACCTGGTCACGACTGGCACGTACACGGCAGGTACTGTGCGTGGTGACATCGTGCTGGACATCCAGGACCGCCGCAACTATGCGGGCGGATTCGTCGTGTCCTGATAGGAGCAATCCATGCCGAAGGTCAGAGCCAAAGTCGTTTGCTTCGTGGACAACGGGCTTCGCCATCCCGGAGACGTGTTCGAGTACACGGGACCGCACAACCACCACCTCGAGTACATCGAGGGCGTGCGTTCGGAACCCGAGCCGACCGTGTCCGAAGCGCCGCCTCGCCGTCTCCGCAAGGGCAAGGTGGCCGAAACCGCAGGCACGGAGTGAGCTTGTAACGAGTTAGTGAACAGGGAGGGGCGTCGGCGGGAAACCACGGCGCCCCTCCCGTCCTACGGGAGGCACGTATGGCATCGGTTGTCGAGATATGCAACCTCGCGCTCGCGCACCTCGGTGACGATGCCACCGTCGCAAGCATCGACCCGCCGGAGGGATCAGCGCAGGCCGAGCACTGCGCCCGGTTCTATCCGAGCGCACGTGACATGCTCCTCCAGATGCACACGTGGTCGTTCGCATCGCGGCGCGTCAGCCTCGCGCAGGTGACGATGCCGTACACCATGTGGAAGTATTCCTACGCATGCCCCGGTGACATGA